TTCTACAGTGTCAAAACATTTTGGTCCCATTTTATCAATTACTCTTTTAAACTGTCTCAGTCCAGAAACGTCTTATCTATTTTTTGAGCATGCGAGATCATCTTGTTTAGTATCACCGCAAAGAATAATTCTTGAACCTTCGCCTACACGAGTAATGATAGTACGAATTTCATCCCAACTCATATTCTGACATTCGTCTACAAGTATAAGAGCGTTATCGAAAGTTAAACCTCTTATAAAAGAAGTACTCATGAATTCTATCATGTTCTTTTGTTTCATTATTTGATATGCATCACCTCTTGCAAAAAGATCATTTACTATATCAATATAGGGTGTTTCAAAATGCGATAATTTTTCTTTTGCATCGCCGGGCATATACCCTTGTTCTCTAGATTGAACCGACGAACGAATTACAATAATCTTTTTGTATTGATTTTTTTCCATAACGTCTTTAAGAGCCAAATAAAGAGAAATATATGTCTTACCAGTTCCGGCGGAACCGATAGCAAGTATATTTTTACCCTGTTGATATGATTCAAACAGTCGTTCTTGATTGTCTGTCATCGGAGATATTTGCTTCATACCAAATTTAGTATTAAGTAAATAATCTGTTTCTTTTTCAATCTTATTTGCTTTTGTTTTGGTCAAACGTCTTCTGGACATATGAGCTCCTATTGTTATGAAAAGAAAATTGTTTAGAACGTATTGATGCTATCCTTCTTATGATGGTGTTGCACGTTTCTAAGAACATCACGAAAGCCGTCATCAGGTTTTTTAAGACCTAGTCGCATAGGATCACCCGTTCCTGGAAATCTCTTAAATATTTGTTTGATATTTGTATTATCGCTTAAATACTGCTCAAGATCGGTGTATTTGAGAGTTATCTCAAATTCTTCTTGTGTTTCAGTATTCTTCATAGAGTAGACTGGCATTCATTCTCCTATAAAAAAAGGGGCGCGCCGTGTAGACCGCCCCTGTCAAAGTCTCGCATAATTATTACGATCTACATGTATATTTATACTAAAAGTGTCTTCACTCACCAACAATTTGTAATATGTGAGTAAATTTCTTTCCAATTGCTTACTCTTTTGTAAGCAAATGCCTCTTCATGTTTGTTGTAGTGATGATCTATCAGAATACCGTGCATTCCAAGATCAACACCGTACTTTAGATTTTTGTGAAGGTCTTCAATCCAGAAGCACTCTGTACCTTCGTATTCTGCAAGAAGTTCTTGCTTGTTTATAGAAGGACCGCATAGGGTAAGACGTTCAAAAGCCGTCTTACCAAAAAGATTATGAATATTTTCCATACGAGCTTCGTACATATCATGCGTATTTGGAATTGCTGATATACAATGGAATACATATCCGTGATCTTCATGTAGCTTGCGTATATATTTGATAGCGTCTCTGTATGGAGCAAGTTTGCGCAAAGCAGCACTTTCATTAAAAGATAATATTAGATCGTCAGCTTTTTCTTTAGTGATACCGTACTTATCTTTTATATCGTAGGAGCCGTTGTTTGTTTGTTTATATCCGTTTGAGACCATCCACATGTGAAAACCATGTTCCCAGTACAAAATCACTCCATCTGCGTCTACAACGATTACGTTATCATAAGCTATCATTCAATTCTCCATTATTATAAATATTAGTATTAGTCGCGGTAGTACAAATACCCACTAATTCTAGAACTTGTCACCTAAAGAAGGAGTCCCAGCTTATGGATATTTATTCAATATTGTCATCAAAGCCGCACAACGAGCATTATCTCAATAGATACGTCAGATTCATTTCAAAATGCGAGCGTAAAAATAATGAGTTTTCTGTAAAAACTCATAGACATCACATTTGCCCAAAAGCAAAAGATATGTTTCCAGAGTTCGAGTCATTTTCAAAAAGCCCATGGAACTTGGCTAGACTGACCCCTAGACAGCATTTCATAGCGCATTTAATGCTTTGGAAAGCGTACCCAAACATTTCTTCTCAATTTTATGCTTTATGGCAAATGAAGCATAAAAATAATGAACAAGTAAATTCTAGGTTGTATGAAAGCATCCTGATAGAATACGGTCAAAAAGTATCTGATCGGTTTAAGAACAAAGTTTCGGTATACGATGATAATGGCGTGCACCAAAGAATTCCAAAAAGCGAGTACGATCGTAAAAAACATAACGCCATTTCTTCAAACAGAGTAGTTGCAAAAACAAAGCTTGGTGAATATATTACTGTAACTGTTGAGGAGTTCAGCAATAATAATAATTTATGCGGAATCACTAAAGGAATAAAAATCTGGAATAATGGGCATAGAACTGTGCATGCTTACGAAAAGCCCAGTGATGAGTATGTGCGCGGCCCGCTGCCTTTAACGCACAAACAGAAAAAAACCCGAAACAAAAAAACACAAAATACCATAGGAAAAAGAACTCCAGAAGAAACCAAAATAATTAATGCAAGAAATTCACTGGCGCAAAAAAATTATTGGAATAATCTTTCTCAAGAAGAAAGAAAAAAATCTACAGATACTAGAAAGAAAATGTCTGAAGCGGCTTTAAAAAAGAATCCAGGATTTAGTGCCATCTGCAAATGCCCCAAATGCGGTAAAGAAGGTCAAAAGGCAAATATCTCAAGGCATCACGGCATCGACGGTAAAAAATGTAAATGGTAATTGCGATATCATTAAAGTACAATCTCCTCGAATAGAAAAGAAGCGTTCCACGAGGATAAAATATGATGAGTTTTTTCAAAATTTTCATGTAGTATAGAAACACCGCCGAGAGAATCCCAGGCGGAACAATTACTTTCAAAATCATCTATAAGAACGTCTCCTTCATCGTGCATGAAAAGACCTTTGTTTTTTCCACCCAACATAGGAATTACTTTTACATCCGGCGATAAATGTTCATAAACCCACTGTCGTTTTTGTAAAGCGGCGGACTGATAATTTGATTTTGGGCACGCCGTAAGAATAGTAACGTCAAAAGTGCAATTTGCATATTCAAATAAATCAAGTGCGCCATCGCAAACTGGCAAATCGCGAAAGAAAGTCGGATAGCTATTAATCATAGCCCACATTTTTCCGTCTCGCATACTCTTATTGTCAACATCAAAATAATCTTTAAAGTGACGATCGAAGTCGGCCATTACGCCGTCGAGGTCGAGATATACTTGCATAATTTATCCTTTTATTTTTCAATAAGATATCGTGGCCAGTTTACAAAACCATCTGCAAAGGCGTTTCCTTTTTTAGCTTGCTTTGACATAACCGTGTAAAGTACTATATAAAAGCATAGATACGCTAGAAATAGTAATTCAATCACGATCATCCCCTTCTTCAAAGCTAGAAAACTTATCTTGTGTCTTCTTTCGCTTTTCATCGCGCCGTTCACGAAGTTTACGATCCTTAGACTTTTGACGATAATCATCGCCATCCCATTCGTCATCCCATTCGTCACGGAATTTCTTGAAGGATTTAGGCATTTTGTGATTCCTCTATTAGAACATATTTAGATAACATTATACTTTTTCTGTATTGTCAACAACATTTTGTGGATAATCTTCTGGAAAGGCACTATAAACTACACTTTTAGGAAGACCCTTTAGCGGTTTTTGAGCAATCATTTTGCAAAGAAGCTCTGCATCACCGTTATCAATATCTTCAAGCAAAGATATAAACAATTGCTCTCGCTTTACGGCTGCTAGTTGATCGTAGCCGCCACCTTCAATAAAAATGCGAAGTCGACGTGCTTCTTTATATAACATTCCTTCGACACCAACGTAGTCATTCTTTTTCCATGGTGGCGGAGTATCTGGAATAAGAAACTTGACGTTATCTTTGTCATACATATACTTGAGAACCATCCTCAGCGGGTCGCAGTTGTACTCATTAAGTACTGCAATTTTATCATCATTTCCTTTTGCGTCAATAGCCTTTTGAACTATTTCTGAAATTGAAAGTCTCATTTAGAAGTCTCCGATATCTGTTAGAAGATTTTTTAATTTGTTAGAAACAAAGAAATTGAACAGTTGTGCCCTACCAACATTCTTTTCTTTATTGTATTCTTGTTTGATTATGTCTTTGTATTTCTGAGGCACATTATTCAGGTCAATCATCATTCTGTTGCGATGATACCGGCTAAGAGTGGTCTCGTCCATTTTTTCTGGACCTTCAAGCAGCAAGGACATTCTCTTTGCTGTCATAGCTTTTTGGCGCTCACCAATAGCAATGCTGTTATCAGCTGATAGTACATTAGGAACTCCGTCCCCGCCGTCTCCTTTAAGAATGTGCTCAGTGAGATATTTATCAGGATTTGAATTTTGAATCCATTTCTTTCGAACCGGGTCGTACTGTTTAACGTTTGCATACTTCTGAAGTTGGATATAGTCTTTGTCACCAGACAGAACCAAGAATTGTTCCCCACCGGTATTTAGTTCAGTACCCTCTTGATGCGCGATAGTTCCGATAATATCGTCAGCTTCACAGTGATCAATGTGAATTACTTTATATGGGAAGTGCTCGTTCAATTCTGATCGAATTGTATTGATAATACGAAATAGTTCAGCCCAGTCGAGCTCAGATTCATCTCTTGATTTGCGGCGACCTGCTTTGTAATAAGGAAACAGTTCACGTCGCCATGATTTTTGGCCGTCTGCGCAAATGATAATTTCACCAAATTCTTCAGTGAACTTTTTTCTATTTGCGCGCAACGAGTTGAGAAACATGTGACGAATGAGATTTTCATCTACATCAATATTGTGGTGGTTTCCAATGCTAACAAAAAGTGAAGCAAGCATAACCTGGTTAAAGTCTACGAGTATGGCCATCTTTTTTTTCTTTCAAATTTATATCTAATGATTTATTATATATCCAGTGCAGGATAATGTCAACAAAATTATTCAATCGCATCTAATTCAAATAATTCTTTAGAAACTTCTTGAAGAGGATGCTCAATACCCTTTGTGAGATAATGAAGTGAACGTATTGCTTCTAAAATGAGTATAGAATTAGTTTTCATTGCGCCGCTAGCTCTATCTAAATCGTATCCGTTGCCGACCATATCCCCTAGTACACAAGACCAAACAAATTCAGCATTATCATCTGCATCTTTTTTAGCGTCGCTCATGATTTTATCTTCAAATTCCGCAAAAGAAATTTCTTTTTTCTTGGGCCCTGGAAATTTTATTATGTTATCCATTTACAACCCTTGTTAAAACATTATCCCAAGACTCAGTAAAATGCGATATTCCGTTATAGGGAAGTTCAAAAGAATTATTCGCGGTAAGTAGATTTAAAAAGTTTTTATTTTGTTTTTGGTTTAACAGAATATGTCTAGCTATATCATAGCACATCGTAGCATTCGTCTGAGGATTTTCGTGATAATCATACATTACAGTAGTACCATTAGCAGTTTCTGGCAATGCACCATAACTAGGATGTATGACCACGCATCCACTGCGAATAGCTTCAATCATAGCAATACACGACGTTTCCTTCCATATAGAAGGAAATAGAAATATGTGAGATTCTTTTAGTGCTTTGAGTACAACATCATTTGGTTTATTTCCGTGATAAGTCATGTTTGGATGCGACTTAATTTTATCAAAAAGATCTTTGTATTTTTCGTCTCTTTGTTCCCACCCGTAAATCTTAAAAGATGAAAAAACATCTAAATGGATGTTATCAAACTCTTTAGCAAGAGCTTCAAAAATTGGATACACTAGTTGCAACCCTCGGTGCGGAGTGGTGTGGTAAACAAACCGCATTTCATCAGTTTGTTTTTCCTTAAAACTATATTCCAATTCCACTGCGTTTGGTATAACACTGCACTTGGAATATGGAATTCCGAACACCATGATATATTGATCTCTTTGCCAATGAGACACAAAGACGATGTGATCAAATTTTTCCCATCCGCCGTCTTTCAGTATCTTATTTTCAGGATCGCCGGCAAGATCGTGGCAATATAGGATGTTTAGAACATCTTTGTAGAGCTCTCTAGGTCTTGAAAAATGAATTGCGACTTTATCGAGAAGATCTTTATTGGCATAATTCAAAAGGCGATCGCGCATCATTTCAGTGCCACCCTTTGAATTTTTAGAAAGATTTGTCTCTATGACACTACCTTTGTAAATACAACTCATTAAACTGCGCTGCCTTTAAACTCTTTAAGCAAATCCCATTTAAAAGAACGCCATCCGTTAGCAGCAGCATCAAAGACTGCTAACACTTCAGGATTTTCTTTTTTTGCCTTTTTTGGGGCATCTGCTTCTGTGTATTCAAAAACCGGTATCAAAGATGGATTGAGTGTACAGCGCATTACGCGCTGCTCACCATTTACTTTTGTAAAAGTAACTTCACAAATTTCTTCACGAAGTTTATTTACTATATATTCTTTGTCCCATTCTGACTTTAGTTCGTTATTGCTTTCTAAATCCATAACCGTCAATCCTTACTTCATTATATACGAATTCTTCTGGCGATTTTTAGCGGTGCCATGCATCAAAGCGCTGTACCGAATGCGAACAAACTGCCTATTTGTTTCTTCTTTATTTGGGTTGGGGATTGTAATCCAAGGATCAGATCCATTCAGCCAAGCTTGTTGCTTGTCCATCATTTTTTTGCCAGCCGAATTTGACTTTGTTTTCATCGAAGAACGACGCTCACCCTTCGAAGTATAAGTCTTACCGCTTCCGCCTTTTCCTTTAGCCATGATATATTCACTCCTTCATATTTTTGGTGTTTTGATTAGTTCTAATTCTGTTAAAATTTTATAGTTTATTGTAGTTATTTCTGCAAGTGGATCTAACCTGAGATGCGCTATAAGCTGATCAATGTAGATCAATTCTTTGTCACCGCGGCTTGCTATACTGAGAGATTCAAAAACATTTTCTAGATCGTATGGGTTTTCGCATAGTATTCTAGTAGCTGTCACTTTTCTTTTTATTGATTTTTCGGACATCATTTTCCTTCTCGTGGATTTTTTCTAATACAATTAGAAACTCTTCTAGAGTTCCATTGTTATGTACACGATAGGTGCGGATCGGAAATTGTTGTGGTAAAATATGATTTTTCATTATTTCAGTTTTTGTGTTCAACACATATTCTTCTGTTAGATTTCCATCAAAATAGCGTCTAGAATCAGAAGAAAAATCGCAACCTTCTCGCGTAAGCTGAACAATAGATATATTTTCAGCTTCAATAGTATTTATAATAGGAATAAGTTCCTCCATAAATCCACCATCACTGAAACAATAATTTCCGTCTAATTCCATTTCTTTTGCTGCCATAGCTCCAAAATAATCTTTACCATACCTTGGCTTTATTACTTCTTCAGAAACAAAAATGAGTGCTTGTCTACGAGAAAATCCGTCAAGCCGATGCTCTGGTCTTTCTTTTATGCTTCGGTCATCATAACCTTCCATAAACCAAGCCAATGGGGCATCGTAAAACTCTGCAGTCGCACGAAACAAATGATATTTAAAACTCAGGTGTGTGAATCCCCTTTGCTTAAAGAACAGGCAAGCTTCATCCTTGCCTGTTCCAGGAGGTCCATTGAAAATTATTACACCCATTCTACGTCTTGGTATTCTG